CCCACGACTACTTCACTAGCTGCCTGCCCTGGGCACAGAAATTCCAACCACCCTCACTCCAAATGACCGGCCAAGCGCCGATCTACGGCCTCGCCGTCCTCGACGGATCAAGCGCCAGCGCCGGACCTCTCAACGTCACGGAGACGAGCCCATCCCGCCTCGGACACGACTACGCCGCGTACTTCCGAAGCGACACGATCGGCCAACCATTCGTCATCGAAGCGCAAGACGTCGGCATCGAATACCCACGCGTCTTTACCAACTTCAACGACGCCCTCAACACCGCCGGCGTCACCATCAACGAACTCCGCGAAACATTCCTCATCCAACAGATGCTCGAGCGCGACGCTCGCGGCGGAACACGCTACACCGAAAAAATCAAAGCCGCCTTCGGCGTCACATCACCCGACGCGAGGCTTCAACGCCCGGAATACATCGGGGGAGGGAGCACACCCCTCAACATCACCCCCATCGCCCAAACCGCACCAACAGCCGGCGCCGCCTACCTCGGCGCCCTGGGCGGAACCGGCACCGCAGCCGGACAACACCGCGCATCTTACGCGGCCACAGAACACGGCTACATCATCGGCATCATCAACGTCCGAAGCGAACTGGCCTACCAGCAAGGCCTCCACAAGATGTGGACCCGAACCGTCCCAACAGACTTCTACGATCCGATGCTCGCCGGACTCGGCGAACAAGCCGTTACCCGCGGAGAAATCTACTTCCGCGGCACCACGGACGACGCCACCGTCTTCGGCTACAACGAACGCTGGCAAGAATACCGCACACGCTACAGCGACGTCACCAGCTACTTCAAATCCACCACCACCGGTAACATCGATGAATGGCACGCCGTCCAACAATTCGGCTCAGCACCCGTACTCGGACAAACCTTTATCGAAGACTACGACACCGGCCGCATGTACCGGATCCTCGCCGCTGGATCCGCAGCGGGCGGCATGCAATTCCTCGCCGACATCTACATCCAACGAGACGCAGTTAGACCTATTCCCGCCTTCGGCACACCCGTTATGCTCGGCCGCTTCTAAAAAACCTCCCTATGAACATTCTCAAAGGCATCACCAAGGCCGCCAAATTCGCGAGCCCCTTCCTCGGACCCCTCGGTATGCTCGGGTCCGCAGCGATTGGCTACTTCGGCCAACGAAACCAAAACAAGGACAACGCGAATCAAGCGCAAAAACAAATGGACTTCCAAGAACGCATGAGCTCAACAGCCGCTCAGCGTTCAGTCGCCGACTACAAGGCGGCGGGATTGAATCCCGCCCTGGCCTACGGCCAAACCGCCAGCTCACCCAGCGGCGCCCAAGCCATGATGGGTAGCCCACTCATGGCAGGAATGTCGAGCGCAGTACGCGCCAACGAATTCCGAATGAACCAGAAGCTGATCGCGAGCCAGCTCTACAAAAACATGCAAGACGCCCAAGTCTCGAGCGAACAATCCCGCTCGATCGCACAAAACACGCGCTTCGCCGAAGCGCTCCAACCCATCAACCTGCAAAAGGCCCTCTACGAAAACATGCTCGCGGGCCTTTCCATCTCCGGAGCCAAAAATGAGCAAGCCTATCAAGAATTCCTCGGACCGGTCGTCAAAGGCGCCCCACTCCTCCTCAACAGCGGACGACTCCTCCGAGACTTCCTCACGGGAATCCGAGGAATACGTCGCTGACACCGACGATCTACACGCCATCTTCTTTCCCCTGGACGAAGACCGCACCAGACAAGAAGACAAGCACGACACCGAAATCCGAAATATTCTCCACCGACACGGCGGCCTCCCACAGATCCGCCAACGACAACAAGTCGCCGAGGTCAACTACGACCTCGACCTCCATAGCGCCATCCAGCTCCGCAACCAAGTCGCCACCTCCTTCACCCGACTCCCGGACGACGTCCGCGCGAAATACCCCAACTGGAACGCCGTCCTCAACGGCATAGCCAAAGGTGAACTCGAGATGAAAGACAAACAGGTGGCCATCAAGCCCCCTGCACCCCCACCGTCCTCAAAAGAGGACAAAAAAACAGACTGACATACTGTCAGTCCGCACATATATACCAAGACCGAAATATGTGCACGGGCCGCCAGAGGGCGGCCCAAAGGCGCAAACCAGCGCCACCCTCTACTCACCTCTCCCACGGAGAAACAATGCGCCACAGCGCCAAAGGAGGCCGCTCACGCGGCCAATTCAAACGCAGGGCAACAAAGACCGCCGGCCTCAACACCATGAACCCGCGACGCGGCGGTATCCGCCTCTAAATGCCCTGCCACCATCCCATCCGGGCATGGAAAACCCGCGAAGGCATCAGCCTTCGCGGAACAGCAGAAGAAAGAAACGAGCTCGATCAGCTCAACCTCCCTTGCGGGAACTGCCTACACTGCCTCGCCATGCGAGCACTCCACTGGGCCATCCGATGCCAGCTCGAATCACAGGCCCATGAAACGATGTGTTGGACAACACCCACGTACGACGACCAACACCTCCCGCCAACGCTCAACAAGCTTCACCTGGCGGGAACCATCAAGCGGCTCCGCGCCGCAATTCAACCCCGTAAGCTTCGCTTCTTCGCCTCGGGCGAATACGGGGAACAGACACAACGGCCCCACTATCATGTCATTCTGTGGGGCCTCGACGCGATCACAGACGCGTCCACAATACAAAACGCCTGGCCGTACGGCGAAACACGCCGCACCAGCCCGCTCCACGACGGAGCGACCCACTACGTCGCCGGCTACACCAGCAAAAAAATCGGCTGGAAAATCGGCCAGGGCGAAGAACGGGTCGACCCCGCCACCGGCGAGGTCTACACCTATCAAACCCCGTTCATCCAAATGAGCCGACGCCCCGGAATCGGCGCGCTCGGCAAACAATGGCCGAAGTCCTGGGAGAACTTCGCCACCATCAACGGGCACCCCGTGCCCGCACCCCGTTACCTGCATGAAGCGTGGAAAGCACAAGCAACGCGAGAACAGCTCGAGCAACATCAGTATCGCAAGTACAAAAACATCAAGATAAACAAAACAGACACACGCTCACTACGAGAAAAGCTCGACGCCTACGAACAAATCGCGATCGCCAAACAACGCCACGCCGCAGAACGGAGAAATACACTCTAAATGTCTAATAATACGATCGAACACACACCTCAGCTGAGGCCGCACAGCATCACAATTCTGACGCGGCCTTCGGCCTTGTCCACCAGCTGCCAATGCAGCTGACACTACCCAGCTGCATCCGCAGCTGGTCTAACACACACCTCGGAGACTCGATGCACATCTACGCCATCCTCGACACCAAAGCAGGCTCCATCATCGGAGGCCTGCAACTCCACCGCCATCCGGCGGCCGCGATCCGGGTCTTCGGCGATATCGCCGCCGACCCGAAAAGCATGATCGCCAAACACCCCGAGGACTACGAACTCATCGAACTCGGAACACTCCGCGATGACCACACCATCGCGAAAACCTTCAACCACACCATCGACGCCCTGGACGAACACCAAGTGATCATCACCGGAAAAGCCTGGCTTGCCGCCCAGGCACCGACTGACGTCGAACACAAGCTCCAACTCGCACGGGAGAGCTAACACATGCCAGACAGAGACTACTACCTACCAAAAACGCGCCTCGTCCAACAAGAAAACAGCGCCGTCCTCGAGCGGCCCAACGTGCCGCGCGCGCGCTTCCAAGGCAGCTTCACCAGAAAAACAACACTCGACTCGGGCATCCTCCAGCCCTTCCTCGTCGATGAAATCCTCCCTGGCGATCACATGAAATACAACGCCACGGCCATGCTCCGCATGGCAACGGCGCTTTTCCCCACGATGAGTAACTTCCTCATCGAAACATTCTTCTTCTTCGTCCCGTGCCGCCTCGTCTGGGAACACTGGGAAAACTTCATGGGTGCCGCCACCGTCACCCAATCCGACGAAGCCAACGCCTACACGATCCCACAGCTCACCATGCCCACCGGAGGCTTTGCCGTCGGTGGCCTCTACGACAACATGGGCCTCCCAACCGTCGGCCAAGTCGACGCCGCCGGAACCGGGAGCGTCAACGCGCTGCCCATACGCGCCTACGCGCTCATCTACAACGAATGGTTCCGCGACCAAAACATCATCGACAAAGCCACCGTCAACATCGACGACGGCCCCGACGTCGTCGCCGACGTCACGATCCGCAACAGAGCCAAAGCCCACGACTACTTCACTAGCTGCCTGCCCTGGGCACAGAAATTCCAACCACCCTC